GGATTCTGAAGACAGCGTTAAGCCAGAGGGCATTATAGAAGTGAAAGCGAACGGGCGTATCGAGAAAGTGGATCTTTCAGATACGGAAAAAGTGAGCACACTCCTGTCCAAGGCATTTGGTGCGGATAAGGCGTTTCGTGAAAAAGCTAAGCTAGCTAAAGACTATGAAGCGTTGAAAGCCGAAGCAGAGGAAGCCACTAACACTGTTAATACACTCAAGCGTGTTGTAAATGACGAGGGTATTGATGGGTTACTTAAGCTCCTGCTCAACGACGAGGAAGCAGCTGATAAGTATTTCAAGCATAAGCTTGATTTATACGAAGCATCTCCAGAGGAGAGAGAACGTAAAGAAGCTGTGGAAAAAGTGCGACGTCTTGAAAAGAAGATGGAGCGTGAAGAAGCTGAGCGTAAGGAACGAGAGAAAAAGGCTAAGGAACTAGCTGAACATGAAGCTACGGCTCAATTTAAGCTACGTGCCTCCGATGTATATCATTCTACTAAATTAGAGGGTGACACCAAAACTGTTAAGATGTTAAACACGCAAATTTGGAACGAAGCTATTCGTGAGCTTGATAGCAAACACGGAAGTGACGGAATGCTTAAAGCCTCTAAACGAGAAATCGAAGCAGTGTTTAAGCAAATATCACAGGAAGTGAAAAGCGAATATCGTTCTACACAGAAGAAAGCTAAGGCTCAAGCCATAGGCAAAGCCAAGCAAAAAGCGGCTAAGAGTGTTGCAGCCGATGTTCGAGGTGGCGTAAAAGGAAGTAAGGGTAAGGATGCCCACGTTCAAGAGATACGCAATGCCGAGGATGAAGCATCACTAGCGAATGCGTTTAAGAAATTTTTCGGAGGCTAACAATAATGTTGGTCGCCGAGCAAGCCATTAATTAATTATAAAGGAGATTTTTATCATGGCAGTTACAGATTTTACTACATTGGGACTTCCCCAAATTGTTCAAGAGTATTTCCTAAAAGGATTAGTCCTCAACCTATCTTCAGATGCTACAGCATTTGAAATGATTAAGAAAAACAAAGTGAGTGTTCCTCCATCAAAAAGCTTAGAGTTTTACATTCAGTCAGGACGTGGCCCTGCTGGTGTTCAAATGGCAGCTGCTGGTGCTGGTGCTCTTCCAGGAGTTCATAGAGCTTCTGGTGCAAGAAGAAGTGCATTCTTCAAAACTTTAGATGCTACAATAGCTGTCAACTATGACGAGCTACGAAGAGCACAAGAGTCTAGCCAAAACAGATTTGGTGAGCCTCTAATGATTGAAATTGACAGCAAAAGACAAGAAGTTGCTAGATTAATTTCTAAGCAAGTATGGGCTGACGGAACTGGCGTTCTTGGAACAGTGGCTTCTTCTTCTGTTTCTTCTGGCCAAGCTTCTGTTGTTCTAACAGAAACTGCTGCTAATTTAACATGGGCTGGTACTATTGGTCAGTTTGACTATGACGACCTTCTTGTTTCTTGCAACCAAGACGGCACTGTTGTTTCTCCAACACTCTCTTCTGGAACACACTATGCATGGAAAGTGATTTCTCGTGATAGAGATAACAACACTGTTGTTTTAGCTTCTGTAAACTCTGCTGGTACAGCACTCACTGTTACAGATACTGGCTTAACAGCTGAAGATGTATTCTACAGAGTTGGGCAATCTACCATTGCTGACCTTTCTTCAATTGCTGTTGACTATTCAACACTTACAGAAAACCTAGTTGGTTTAGATACATTAGCTGCTGCTGATGGACGTCTTATCAACGGCATCACTATGAGTGGAGCTACCAAAGGAACAATTGTTGATTGCTCTTCTAACGCATTGAATGTTTCTTACATTCAAAAACTTATGAGCAACATCAAAACTGAAGTGGGACAAAACGCTGCTAAATGGGACAATCTTGTTATGGCTCCAGAAGCCATCGACCTTCTAATCAATGAAAACGAAGGCAACCGCTTCTTCAATACATTTGAAGACCAAAAACGTGGTACTCGTTCTCTATTCTATCAACACAGAAACGATTCTCTTGAAATGATTTCTGACGAATACATTGCTAAGAATGTAGCTTATGCTATACCTAAAGCAAGATTTGACGGCGGACGTCAGCCTTTAGAGTTTGGATATTCTGAAGTTAAGATGATGGAAGTTGACGGAAAAGCATTCCAATTGAACATCTCTAGCGGTGCATATCAAAAACAATTAGTAGGCTTCATGGAAGGCTACATGGTTCTTTACAGTGCATTCCCTGCAACAATTGGTAAGTTGTCTGCATTTACACTTTAGTAGTGTATTTGCAATTATACTTTGCATAGGGTATAATATTGGGGAGGCTAAATAGTTTAGTCTCCTCTTTTATTTTAATAGGCAGAATTTTCTGTCGGGCACAATTCATGAAAGGAATTAATTATGAGCCTTTATTCTAAGACAATCAAAGACGAAAACATTGCACGTGCTCCCAGCAATCTTGCTAATAACAGGATTCCTGATACACACAAAGCAACATTAAAACTAGCAAGCCTTTACAGCAATGCAAGCTCTGGCTTATCTGCAACAGACCTACAAGGAGCTATTGATGAAATAGACTCTAGCGTTGATACTCTTCAATCAGAAATGCTTGTTGAGCAAAGCAACGTTGATACTTTACAGGCTGAAATGCTTGTTGAGCAAAGCAATGTTGATGCTCTTCAAGCTCTTGATGCAGCAGCTGCTTCTGGTGCAGGATTCCGTAAGCTATATGCAAAAGCTATTGTAGATATGGATGAAGTGACACTTGGAAGTGACTATGTTGTAGATGTTAACATTCCAGACAATGCAATTATAACAAACGCATGGATTGACGTTACCACTACAGTGGCTGGTGACGTTGACGACACATTAACAATCGGTGTCGGTGTTGAGACAGTGTCTGCTGGCTCAGAAGACTTAGTGAACGCAATTGCTGTATCTGATGGCTCTAACGTATGGGACGCTGGCATCCAAGCTTGTATTCCTGTAGGAACAGCAGCAACAGCTATTAAGCTTACAGCTGAGAGAGATATCACAGTTGTTACAGTGGCTAATGGAAATGCCTCAGCTACTGGTGCTTTCGATGTTTATGTTGAATATGTTCTTGGTGAATAATAACAACCCCCTGAAGAGACGTAGTATGTTATAGACATATTGCGTCTTTTTCTTTAGTAAGAGGCAGCCCATGTCAGATGAAATAACGCCTTACTTAGGGCTTATTCTAAGTAGTGATTTGACACGAGAGTCAAAAATAAATCTAAGAAAGATAGACACAATAGCAGCTGTCTTTTACAATTCCCAGACAAGCGGAGCAGGACTTCGTTCAGCTGGTGATATTAATATTGTATCTGATGCCAGTGAATTAGGCGGTGGCGGCAATGGCCCCACAATAGAACTAGACGTAGCAGGAAATGCTATAAATTTTGCAAGTGATGCAGCTGATTTAGCTATAGATTTTGGTGGAGCAACAGCAACAAGTTTGACAGTGCCATGGGCATTGTTGACGTTTGCAGATTCCTCTGTGCTAGACATATTAGATTATGTAACAGAGACACAATCACAAATAAATTCAAATACAAACGTAATAAGTGCAGCAGCACATATTATCCGTACAGACAATCCTCATAGTGTAACAGCAGCTCAAGTAGATGCTTACACAATAGCTCAAGTAGATGCATTAATTGATGGAAGAGCTTCAGATGCAGAACTAGCTGCACATGTTAATGACACAACAAATCCACACAGTGTTACAGCAGCACAAACAGGCGCATATCAAACCACGGAAGTGGATGCCTTATTATTATTAAAAGCAAATAAGAGTGTAGTGGATAGCCACATTGCAGACACAAGTGTTCATGGTGTATCAGGCGATGTTGTTGGAACAACAGACACGCAAGTGCTTTCTAACAAGACAATAAATGCTTCTGTAAATACAATAAGTAATATAACAAACGATGAAATCAAATCAGACGCTGCTATTGACGGTACAAAAATCACCCCTGATTTTGGCAGTCAAGTTGTAAAAACAACGGGGTCTTTTCAGCTTTCTAATGGAACATGGACAACAGATATAAAACCAGCAGCTTCAGGACAAGCAGGGCATTTAACATTCTATTTCCCTTCAGCCGACGGAACAGCAGGACAAGTGCTCACTACGGATGGGGCAGGTAATTGGACATGGGCTTCTGTTATGACTAGTGTTCTTCCTGAAAACAATCTACGTGTAGGAGACGCTGGCGGGGCTGTAGCTATTGTTGATACAAGCTCTGTAGGGGATGTATTAGCTGATAGCGTAACAGGTCTTACAATCAAAGCTGGGGCTATTGTGAATGCTGATATAAATGCATCAGCAGCTATTGATGCTTCTAAAATAGGAGCAGGCAGTGTTAGTAATACAGAGTTTGGATATTTGGATGGTGTAACATCAAGTATTCAAACACAATTTGATGATATTTCTACAGCTACAGTGCCGTTAACAAAAACAGGCACGCCTACAACATTAGATGTTATAGATGATGCAAATACATTCTTCCTCAGTGCGGGACTTGTATCAGGTGGGGGTATTACAACAGACGATGTTAATGACGAAGTAAGTATTGCCAACGGTGAAGTGTACATTCGTACAAGTGCAAGTCATACAGCAGAGCTGATATATACAACATTCACAGGCGGAACATTATCTATACCTGACGGAACTACGAGATATGTTTATGTAGATTATAATGCAGGTTCCCCTAACGTCGGTGTAACAGACGATATCACGTCTATTCCTTGTCAAGATACGTGTGTGCTATATGTATGTAGTAATTGGAATGGAAGCATTAGCCACACGGCGATTGGTAATTATTTAAATGACCATCAAGCAAAAGAAGCCAGAAAGAGTGCTGTTATAGCTTGGCTTGAGCATGGATATGGAGCAGCTCTTAGTAGCCCTTCCACAACAACAATAGCTTTAACAGCAGGTGGCTTCTATGTAGGACATGAGCTACAAACTACAGCGGCGTTTGATACAAGTGCAGCGGATACATTCACAGCAGCTTATAGAGATGGGCTTGGAGCATGGACGTATGTTGATAGCCAGACAGCCCTGTCTACAGCGAAATACGATGATGGGTCTGGTACATTAGCAGATTTAAACAACAACAAGTTCGGTGTGCATTGGGTGTATTTAGACATTAACACACCTGATAGATTGCTTTCTGTTTATGGAACAGCCGAATATCCAACACTAGCTGAAGCACAAGCGGCTGGTGTGCCTTCTGTTCTTCCTCCAGCAGCACAAGCATACTCTACAGCAAAGCTTGTAGGGAAAGTGATTGTTAAGCAAGGCGTTACAGATACACAAGATGTTCAGTCTCCATTTGAAGATGTTCTTGTTTCCTCTACACCAGTGACACATAACAATTTAGCTGGACTTGATGTTGGTGATTATCAACATTTAACAGCGGCTCAAGATGCAAAACTAAATACAAATACATTGACAGCGGAACGTGTATTAATAGCAGACGCTTCTGGATATGTGGCTACATCTGATATTACAACAACAGAGCTTGATTATTTAGACGGAGCTTCTTCTAATATACAAGCACAATTAGATGTACTTGCAGCTGTTAATACGGATACATTAGAGCCTACAGGATTTGTAAATAGAACAGATTCTACACTATCGTTCGATAATGGTACAAGAACAGTGGCTATAACACCTGCTGTAACATCCTTTGATTTCTACATACGAGGAACAAAATACACAAAATCCTCTGCACAATCAATTGTAATTCCTAACACAACAGATACTTACTACGTGTATTTCGACAATACAGGAACATTACAATATTCTACGTCTGTACCTGATTTCACAAATACGTCGTTTGCAGCCCTCCTTTATTGGAATGCTACAACAGGTGATTGGTTCTTAGGCGAAGAAAGACATGGCATTACAATGGACGGGGCTACACATGGGTATTTACATAATACTCGTGGAGCTGCCTATGCCAGCGGACTTGCTGTTTCAGGATATAACACAGGAAGTGACACAGCAGCTGATATTGAATTTGATATTAGTGCAGGTGTCTTCTATGACGAAGATATTAGAAATACACCAACAGGTCTTACAGCAGGAGATAATTGGCATAAGTGGTATAGAAGCGGGGCTGCTGGAGATTGGAAAAAAGACACAGCTACAAGCATTCCTACATTCTATGATGGTGGGATAAATCGCCCGTTAATAAATATTCTCTCAGGAGGCGTGAGCTGGACACAAACTCCCGTAACAGCTAATTATTATTTTAATACATATGTTGTTGCCACGAATGAGGCTGACACTAATGGCTTAATATTATTATCAGGGCAAGAGGAATATAGTAGTCAAGCAGCAGCTGAGGCTGAGACAATCAGTGGGCTTTCTTTAGGGTCTCTTCCTTCTCCTGAGACAGTGCCTTTGTATCAGATAACATATCAATATAAGACAAGCTATACAAATAATGATGCTCGTGTAGTGATTGCCTCTGTAACAGATTTAAGAAATACAGGTTCTCTTGGTGTATCGGCTACGCCTTCCAACAATCACGACGCTTTAGCAGGATTGCAAGGTGGGGCAGCTGGTGAGTATTTCCATTTAACAACAGCACAGCACACAAGCTTAGTGGGGAATTTACGCTACGAAGGAACATTCGATGCTACAACAAGTTGGGGAAGCTCGGCTGTAGGAGCAGATGGATTTACGTATTACACAATAACAATTACAGCAGCAACACATGGCCTCTCCTCTCCTGCAAGTGTATGTGTTTATGAAGACAGCACAAATGAGCGTGTTTATTTAGACACATTCATAGACGAGAGCACAAAGGATGTTTCTTTCCGTGTGGAAGATGACTTCCGTTTTGCTGGTAATTACCGTATAATTTGACAATAACACATACTACAGGAGATTTTTATAATGGGCAAATTAACAGATAGAATAGCCCTTCCTCTGCTTCCTACAGGCACAGATAATGCCGTAGTGAAGTATAACGGAACCAGTGCTATACAAGAAAGCGGCGTAATAGTAGACGGAAGCGATAATGTTTCAGGGGTAGGGACATTCACAGCCACGGGACTGGTAAAAGGCTCATCTATACAAGGAACACTATATACAAGCGGACGTATTCCTAAATTCAGTACAGACGGATTGGTGGCTGATAGTGGCGTGTCTATTGATGCTTCTGATAATATTAGTGGAGTGGGAACGCTTGATTGCGGGGCTATAACGAGCACGAGCACAGGAACATTCACAAATACAATTACAGACGTTGTAAAGGTGAAAACAGGCTCAGGTTCGCTTGCTATTCAAAACAGCTCAGGAACAAGTCTTGCAAGCTTTGATGATAGCGGTTCTTGTAGAATTGGTTTATTGTCAGGTGCTAGTGCATTAAATATGAATGTAAGGACAGGGGAAATACAACTACAATCTACGCTAAATGATGTTGACCCATCCATTCGATTTATTACTGATAACGCTGCAAACAAAGCAAGAATACAATCTAATAGGAATAGAGTTAGCGGTTCAGGTTCAAGTTCCTGTGGTTTAGATTTTTATGCTTCCACGAGCGGTAGTGAGGTGCTTGCAGGTTCTTACACATTTGCAGGAGCTTGGACGCTTGGGGCCAGCAGTAGTGCAAGGCACTTCATCCAAGCCACAAATGTAGCTGGTCAAGAAATACTATGGCTGACAAAACTAGGCGTAGCAGGAGGAACCACTTCGTCTTATTTCCAAGGATTTTTCCACGGTGCCACGGCAGAGGGCTACATATGGCATGATGGTTCTGGGAACATGACATTTGCAAATGCTTCAGATGAACGACTAAAAGAAAACTTCAGAGACTTTAATGCTTTAGAGTTAGTCGATGCTGTAAGTCCTAAATTGTACGATTGGAAAGATGGAAAAGGGACAGATGTTATAGGATTTATTGCTCAGGACTTACAACAGACATTTCCTAAAAATGTTAACTACTTACCAAAGTCAAATCCAGAAGATGAAAACGAAGAGCAGTATTTAGGGATTAGTGAAAGCCAATTAACAGCAGTGTTGTGGAAGGCCGTCAAAGAGCTAAAAGCAGAGAATAATAACTTAATAGCTCGTATAGAAGCATTGGAAAATAAATAACATGAAGCCTACAAAGCTCGACAAATTAAAATGTTATACACATGTATGTCTGTTACTATTAATAGATTTATTCCGTATTGTCTCAGCTCCATTCATGTACATTATATATTACAGATTCTATAGAAAAGAATTATTCGGACGACGTAATGCTGAGGGCTTGTCTCCTTGGCATAAATTTGTATGGCTATATGCTGACATGGAAGAGCTGCCACATTGGGCAGGAAAGCCTACATTCTATAATTGTTGGAAATATTCAGCCATACGCAATCCCATGTTCAATCTATGCCTCACATCTTCGCTGTACAATATAAAAGGATTTACACATTGTTATGTGCAATTTGACACACGGGATAAAACTCGCTATGCTACATCCGACGGCGTAGGAAAGCAATATTATGGCAGCGTAATGGTGTGGTATTATAGCGAAGAACGTAAACGCTGGGTATTTATTTGGGAACGAGCTAATGAAAACGTCTATCAATATTTTGGCTACGTCGGATTGCTTGATAGGAAATTTGAAAGACTAAGCGCACGCTTTGAGCTTGCATTTAGAAAGAACACAACGCCACGGCAATAGCCGAATAAAAGAAAGGAACGCCGGAGTTGAAATGGGTTCAACTTCCGCGCACAAGCCACAGCAACAGCTGATTCAAGAAAGGAAAGGCTTATGTTAATTAAGGGACTTCTTAAATTAGTTACAGGAATATTCTTAAAGGAACGTTCTAGTACACCGCCTACACCAAGTGCAGGAGAAAAGCTCCTGTATGCTAAAGACGACGGGAAAGTGTATACACTCGACAGCACAGGTAAAGAATCAAGTATTGGTTCAGGACTTGTACTTGTCAGCCTAGACCACACAGATGACGCAGGTTCTGGCTACAACACAACGGAACAAGAACATTACCTATGCGACACCTCTGGTGGAACATTTACAGTTAATTTGCCTGCTGGAGACGAAGGCTTTAAAATTAGATTTAGTGACGCTGGTAATGCATGGGCTACAAACAATTTGACAATTAGCCCTGCGGCTGGAGAGACAATTGATGGCTATGCTGCGGACGAGGATTTAGTATTAGACGTAAATAGAAGCTGGGTGCAGCTGAATTGGGACAATGACAATAGTGTGTGGTTAGTTGATACGCTGGCAACACAAGATGTTATTCAGCAATCAGACGCAAGTGTAACGGATAATACATTGCCAAGATATGATGGAACAACAGGACAATTGATACAAGGCAGTGGGATTGTTGTAGCTGACACAACAAACAATGTTTCAGGCATGGGAACATTAAGTTGTGGGGCTATAACAAGTACGGGGAGTAGTACGTTTGGCGACACAGCAGGAGGAACCGCACAAAGGATGTATGGTAAAGACGCTAGCGGAAATATAGACTTACCATCAGTAATCACATCTAGTGCATCTGGAGCTGGAGGAACCTCTTTATACACTATAATCGACCATACAAACTCGTGGTGTGGGTTTAGGGCTACTGGAAACACAGGAGCAGCTAAAGAGCTTAGATTTTATGCAGGTACAAGTAACGTAGGTGGTCATTCTTCAACAGGAGCTTGGACGCTTGGACTAGCATCAAACAGAGCAGTTATTAATCAAACAACAAATACAACAGCAATAAATAGCAATGCTTACTATTCAGGATTTTCAGAGTATCGAAGCGATACCACAAGAGCGGGAGCATGTTTAATCGTAAACGCACCAGCTAGTGACGGAGGAAATGTTTATGAGTTTTGCGTTAACAAGGACGGAGAAGCTACAAACGCACCTCATACAGTGATAGGTTCAGCTACGCCACTAGGAGCTTGGACGCTTGGGCCTAGCAGCGATGCTAATACATTAACACACCCTGTATATGGTCGCATAGCATCTCGTACAAGTACGACTGGTAACTACTTTTATTGCAAAACCTCGACAACGACAGATGCCATACTGAGAATGTTTTCAGATGTTAGTGGTACAGAAGTATTAAAATTTAGAGTGGAGGCTGACGGTGACGTAATTTCAGCTACAAACTCATACACTTCCGACGAAAGAGCTAAAAAACTAATAAGAGCAATTCCGTATGGGCTTAACGAAATAATGCAATTAAATCCATCAGGCTTTAGATGGAACCACGAAGACGATGATGCTATAGAAAGCTTCTCCGTTGCAACAGCTCAGAATTTAGAGCAAGTAATGCCAGAGATGGTGAGAGACGATGGCCTTGAATATATAGATGAAAATGGAGAAACAAAGCAGTATAAGGCTATTTATGACAAAGAAGTGATGGCTGTTATGGTGAAGGCAATACAAGAGCTAAACGCAAAACACGAAGCTGTTGTTGCTGAATTACGAGCGGAAATAGAACTGTTGAAAAATCCACTACAACAATAACGGCAGATGTACGTTGGACTTATGTTCGAGATTGTTGTATACTATATACACACTAACAGGGCCAGTAGAATTGCTGGCTCAACAAATATCAACTAAGGGAGAGAACATGGACAAGGATTGTGCAAGGACGCATAAGAAACTCGACAAAATTCAGGATGATATCCATGAGATTAAATTAGATGTGCAAAAGAATACACTAGACATCATGTATCACATCAAAAGAACCAACCTCCTTGAATCACGAATGAAAATGTTTTATTTAAAAGAAATCAGTATTTTATTAACATTAGTGGCTTTAGCCGCAAAATTATTAGGCTTATATTAGAAAGGAAACAAAATGCCAATAGATATGTCAGCCCCGATGAGCGAAGAAGAAATGAGTGCCATGGAAGATGTGCCTATGGAAGAGGAAGCGTTAGAAGAAGAAGCTGTTCCCGGCGGCGAGCTTGGAGACATGACACTTGCAGATGTTGCAGCTAAAATAGCCGAAGGCTCTATGACAATAGACGAAGTGATTGGCTTTTTACAACCAGAAGAAATGCCTACAGCCCCCGGAGCAGAGGAAATGGCTATGGGCGGCCCAGAAGAACTAATGTAATTAAAAAGGAATAGGCTCATGGCAAGAAGACAGCTTGTATCAGATTTAATTAAAGATGTGCGAGTGGACACAAACGAGGAATCCGAAGTGAGCCTTGAGGATAATGATATTCTTGCAATGCTCAACAGAGGACAAGAAATAGCAACAGACATACTTGCTAAGCAATATCCCGACCCACTCCTTAAAACAACAACATACAATATATCAACAGACGGCCCGATGTTTGACATCCCAAAAGACGCCTATTCACAACGTATTCAACAAGTGCGTGTGTATAGAAACGGGCTAAATTATTATGATGTTATTCCACGCTTTTCTTATAGAGAAGCAGGTAAAGTGGATAGAGGTGGTGCTGCTGGTCATCCTTGTGGTTGGCTTGTAGAATCCCATCAATGGAGATTTGCTCCTAAATTGATTCAAGGATATAGCACGGCTGAAGTGTATTATATTGTAGAACCTCCTGAATTAGTAATTGAAGATGGACGTATTACAAGTATAAACGAATCAAGTGGCTACGTGTATATTAATGCTCTTAGAGACGATACAGAATTAAGCCAGCAAATTGATAGCTTCGATAGCTATGTAAATATAATAGATGGACAAACAGGCGTTATTAAAGGCTCCTTGCAAATTAAATCTATTGATGATACAAAAATTTCATTTAGAAATACACCAGTGAGAACATCTGTATACGGCAGGGATGTAACAGGTGCTACAGATATAGCGGATTTAAACATTTCAGAAGATGATTATATTTGCTCTATTAAAGGCTCTTGTATTCCATTCCTTAAAAATCCATTAGCTCCTTTGTTAGTGGAATATGCTGTATTACGAATCAGACAACGTAATTTAGATCCTTCAGATTTAGAAGCCCAGATATACACAAAAATGGAAAAAGAATTTGGTGGTCTTTGGTCTGGACGAGAAGTGAAAAGTAGAATAGCAAGAACAAACAGAAACTTCGGCTCTAGGGCTGGGGCACAGTATTTTAGACGAAACAGAAAAACTTATTAATAAACGAGGCACACAACAATGGCTGTTGAAAAAAGCTCGCTAATTGAAAATAAATTCCACAGAGGGATAGACGCACATTCCTCTGAAGATAATTTAGCTAACGGCCATGTAGCCGATGCTATTAATATGGATGCTAAATCAGCAGGACAAATAGAAAAACGAAATGGATATGCAGCATCGTATGGTAACTTGCCGTTGTATGTTCAGCAATACGAAGCTAAAATAACTGGCAGCGAGATAGTACTGACACTAGATAGTAGTATAGACTTATTAGCCACTGGAGCAGAGTGGACACCAACCCCTTTACTTGTATACGGTACAGTGTATGGTACAGCAGGAAACTTACTCCCGTTTTCAGAAGCTTTAGGAATTAAATATCAGTGGTATTCAGAAGATAAAATAACAGTGACAGGAGCCAACGAGATAACAATTGCAACAGCGTCTACTGTGAGTGCGGATTTAACCAACACTAACACCTTCCTATGGGTGTATGGAATAAACAACATACCAAGCTATCCTGCTGTAGAAGGAACAAGACTTGGCTGGGTGAATCATATAGACGGCTACAAAACACCCGAACAATTAAGACTGATAGCAGGAATGCATGGACATTTGTTCTACTCAGCTGATAGTGTGGATAGCGCATCAATTCCAAGTTGGTCAGTGAATAATACGTGGACAGTATTTTCTGAAGTGGATTTGTGCCCAAGCTTTCGTAACTCTACAGAAACAGCCGGAGACAACTACTATTTAAACAGCCTATCCCTCGGAGGATTTGCACGAGTAGAATCAATCGAATGGGTGAGTGGCAATACACAAAGAGTGACAATAAGAGGAACAACAACACTAGGAGCTGGTACACCAATAGACAGCACGTATAGCACATTGAAAGTACAAAAAGCTGGATATACAAAGAATGAAGGAACATTCAACGTCTCTGCTGTAAATTTAGCCGCAGGTGTATTGACAATTGATATCACCAATCCTAATGTAGATAGTGCAGATTGGAACGAATCTGACTCGTCTGCACAGGCAGGAAGCTTCACAAGACTTATTCCCACAACAAGTTCCTCACCCTATTCTTATGAAGCAGGGGACAAGCTACAAGGCGGAGATATACCTGAAGATGTAAATTTAGAGATGGTTGGTGATTTAGGCTCACCAGTTAACGTGATTGTAGATAACGTAACAGAAGCCTTCACCTTATCTGCTAGTTCTAAAGCATACACACTATCCGAAAACGACGTCCTCACTGTACTCTTTACACAAAACATTGTCGTAGGAGACACTGTATCCGTAGGCTCCTCTGGCAGACTATTCAAAGTTACAGCAATGGATACTGGTCGAAACGAAGTGACACTAGACTCAGACGTAGAAGTGCTGTCTGACACAGATAGTGTAACAGTGGTGGGCAGATGGCTTCCTATTCCTTCTCCTGAAAACTACACAAAGCCGTTTTCAACAAGCTCAGAATCAGCCCAAGAAATAATTAGAAGTGTTGTTGCATCCGATTGCATGTTCCTAACAAGTGGAGAAGACGCAATTATAAAATATGACGGTGTACAACAGTATAAAGCTGGGCTTCCTGATTGGCAGCCTCATGCATTTATTTCTGTGGAACCTGATAGTTCTGGTATATTTATTCCTATATCTACCAAGTCCGTAACCGTAACTGGCACTTCTGGTAATTCTTATGTAACATTTGGGACAGCAGCAGATGCATACTCATTTGCTGTTGGAGATATTGTCACTTTGGCTGGAAACTCTGGAACATTTACAATAACAGATCTGCAAGTTATCAGCTCTACATACTATGCCTATTTTAACACAACACTAAATGCTAATGTATCATCAGGCGCAATGACAGAGGCAACACAAGCCGTCTATCGCTACTACTACAGACTAAATGCAATAGACAATCAAGGGAACATTGTCGCATCAGCCGTAGCACATTCCGAAGATTTGACTGTGGAGTTGACAGAGTCCTCTTTTGTACATCACAGAATCCTCCAACCACCTGTAGATAATTCATATGATTATGCTAAATGGACTGTCGACGTTTATAGAACAAAGACAAACGGAACAACATTCTATCAAGTAACTAAAATACCCCTTGAAGCAGACGCATCGGTTGTTTACATAGACTTTACAGACAATCAAGCCGACGATGTTATTGGCTCTCTTGACCCAGTAAGTTCTGCATTAAAAGGAGAGGAGCTTGGTGTTTCATGGAAATCTCCCCAAATAGCCAAATATCACACAGCTTTAGGAAATAGCTTAATTCAAGCAAACATAACAACAAAAGCCACAGCAAATATTGTATACGATTCTTCTGTCATTTCATCTGGCTTCTTAGACCTATCCTTAACACTAGGGACAAGCCCTTCAGATTTACAAGTAAAAAGCGAGGATGTATCCACACCTATCAGTATTTCAAACATCACGTATGCGGCAGGAACACTAACAATCACATCTGCAGCACACGGCATCGCTGACCAAGATTTCACTTCCGTTATTTATTTAGTGTACTTAGGAAAGAACACTGCCACGACAGCTCCTGATATGAGGTATGCTGGTTGGTATCGTGTAACAGCAAGAAATAGCACAACAGAGATAGAAGTGGAATGCCCATTCACGCCAGCAAGCGGAGCATTTAGCGCAGCAAACGATGTAGACACGTTAGTTGTCGGCGAGGATAGAGTGCTTCCTGTTATCGGAAACATATCTACAACAGATTATGACAAGTTTGTTCAGACAAAAGACATGACAGGCGGCCTTCTAAGCTATCAAGCAATGTTTGCTCGTTCAGCGGCAAGAGCTTTAAACTGGGCTAGCGCAAGTGGATATTTTCCTGAATTTGAGGGATTAGTTGCTAAGGCTGGTAATCTGTATAGCCCTGCGGAAATTATTATAGAAACAGAATCAGAGATAGCAATTGCTGTAGGCTCCAACTCTGCTTCCATAAACGGGGGTAGTTACAGCATATCATCAGGGACAACACAAGTCAAGAGATTTCCTTCTCGTGTTTTAATTAGCTATCCAAACTATCCTGATATAATGGACAATCCCTACACATCCGTAGAACAGCTATCTGATAGTGTTGTAGATGTTAATGCAGAGGATGGTCAAGAGATTACAGGCGTTATTCCTCTCTTTGGTGAATCAGCATTCGGAGCAGCCCAAACCAGTTCACAGCTGATTGTGTTCAAAGAACGATCTGCTTATTTACTCGATATCAACGCTAAAAGAGCTGGAGCTGCAAACATTGTAGCAAGAATAGATACACATGGAATTGGTTGCACATATCCGTTTACAATATGCAACACTAAACGTGGTGTATCATTTGTATGCGACGAAGGAATATATAAAATCAATCGCAATCTCCTTTGTGAAAAGACAGGAGAGGCTTACGATCGTGCATTTGATTCAATTGACAAAACAGGCTTATTGACAAGTCATAACGATACTTATGGACAAAAATACATTACATCTGTCTTAGATGAAGATGGTACAGCTATGGTGTATCATTACGAGCAAGAAGGCGAGGAAATCAAATTCGGGGCATGGACTACCTATAACAACATGTTTGCTACTGGATGGGCACGACACAATGGAATTTCTTACTTTGGTACAAACCAAGGCCGTGTAATGCAATTCCTATATGCAGACGAAATTGGTAAATATGCTTATTCAGATGATACAGAACCGATTAGTTGTAGTGTAACATTCCGAGCACAATCCTTCGGAGATGCAGCACGCCGTAAAATGCTAACAGGTGTAAACATTGGATTTAGAAACGAAACAGCTCAAAGCAGTACGACAGTGAGCTCTGCCACAGAACTTACAGATGCTTTCTCAGAATTAGACCAACTAACATTAAAAGGACAAAACAGAGATAGCAACTTGTACGACAGATACACTAGCGTAGTGGCTATAATTTCTTTTAAAGTGGATAAGCAAAAGTTTAATTTCATTCAAGTGAAAATAGAAAACGACGGATTACACGAACCATTGGAAATTACACAAGTAGCGTATAGAGTGGCAGGACTAAGTAGAATGGGAATAGAGGCGGCCTCACAGACAGGGGACAATATTGGAAATTAATTCCAATTTGTGGTACAATTAGTTGGCTGTATATAAAAGGACACAAACACATGGCAATACAAAAAGACTTATCAACAGACCTATCGACACCAGACTTGCCAGAAGAGCAAAAGAAGAAAATTGGCACGGCTATAACACCTCTTGGAGCTACATTGTCTGGTGCGACGGAAGACCAAACTAAGATGATGGGCACACCTGCTGCTAAAATGGGAGCTATTAAGCGAAGCTCTACAGGACTTGCAGAAATACAACAAGCTGCTCAAGAAGGACGTGCCATAGACGAAGCCGCTGTAAAAGCGCAGCAAAAAGAACAAGACTTACTTGCTAAGGCAGGGACAGGATTTTTAGATGTAGATATGGAACGCCTAAGTGAAGTGGCTGGATATAATACAGACGTAGAAGCTAAGGCTAAACAAAATGCCCTATCAAGTATTCAAGCATCAATACAAGGACTTGGCACTAAATTAGATATAACAGCTGAAAAAGAAAAAGAATATGGACTTACAACAGATGAAGCATCTAAGATTGAGGCGTTATTAAATAAAGGAAGAGTAACAGAAGCTATGGATATGTTTAGAACATCCACAGCAGACACAATGGACAGTAGTGGCCTGTCAGACACAGACGCTATACGTAGTTTATTTCCAGACGTGAACGAGTCTTTATTAGCTACAGTGGAGAATACTAAGTTTGGATTACCTGAAGAAATGAAAGCTTCTGACATATGGGAAACAGGTTCGGATAAAGAGACGACAATAAAAGAGTTATTCCCCGATGTAGAACTTGACAAGATAAGTCCTGTTAAGCTCATGGACATGGTGCAAGAGAAATTAGCCTCTTACAATCAAGTGGACAATTTAAAAGCTGTATTAGCCGACCCATTCACAGGAACCCATGAAAGACAAGCAGCTATACAAAAATTAAGAGAACTTGGAGCTACAGGTACTCGTTCCTTCGAGAATCAAATAGATCAACTTGAAGTGGATTTGATGGATGATAGAGCAACAGTGGAATACGACGGAGAAGAATACACGTATGAGGAATTGTTATCAGGAGAGAATCCTGCAATAACAGCATCTATACTATCTGCCGTTACAGATGAAAAAGAGTTTGAAAAGCTAAAAGCATCTCAGCCCGGATTGGCTGGTGCTATAGAAAAATACAGAGATACATTCAAGACAGCCTATGACAATATGTCCCAAGCCAATAAGACAGTGTATGGGAACGTAGCACATAATAATAGCGTGATGACAATTAAAGACAAGAGTGGTAATGAGATACGGGTAGGAGACAACGTAGCTCAAGTATTAGGAATAAATACAGCAAGTGGTTTAAAGAGGGCTGTACAACCTGACGTAATAGAAGTGGCTGGAGAATTAGAAGACATGGGATATGACCCCACTACGTATAAGAATACATTAGAATGGCTCGCTGTCAATCAACCTGCTTTACTAAAGACACTTGAAGGAGAGACAGACTCCGTGGACGATGTATTAAATCTATTACAAGGAGATTATAGCTTCCTTCTCGAAGACCCACAAAAATACATGTCCAGTTATGAAGGTTCTAAAGCATTCAATGCTATGGTGAGCAATAATAATTGGAAAGGTGTATGGGACACTATTGGGGTGGATGATGAAGCGAAAGATGTAATAAAATCTCTTACATCAGGCATTACAGGACTTGATTGGAAGAATAAGAGAATGAAAACAGAGAGCGTAGATATTATGGGTGTCTCTGTACCTGTCAAAGACCTAATGACAGAGTCAGGCATACGCAATTTAATGCACAAAGTGGGTCCACAGAAATTTGCAGCAGCAGGAACAACATTACCAGCAGAGATACAAAAAGCTGTAGTGGGTAAATTGGAAGGGAAAGCAAAAGCATTTGAAGACAATCTACAAAAATTTGGAGCTAGTGTTAGGTTTGGAGAGGTAAATCCCCGTTTATTGAAGCAAGATTTTGGAAATGGTGTTAAATTATCAGATACTATGGCTTTGTTGGAAACAGCAGGAGCATCTAAGGCTATTCAGGCTGAAGGAACCAGAGTGCGAGAGGAAATAAACAAACTAAAAGCGGAATACAACCCTTCTTTCATTATTATAAATGGGGAACAGGTAGAGATTCCTAATTCTGAGATAAACAAACAAATACAAGAAAAGATTGATGGATATAATAAATTTGTAAAGGAAGAAACAGAAAAAGCTTATGCTCCATATGCAAAGTATATAAACGAGGCAACAGAATACAGGAAGGCATACTTAGAAATTAGAGAAATAGATGCAAAGCTAAATAAAATACGTGATGATCGAAGTAAAGGAAACTACTCATCAGGAGGAAATTTTGGTGAGTTAACAAAGCGAAGACAAGAAATTGGTACACAGCTTGATAAACATAATTGGGTGATAGGAAGCAAACCAAAAGACTACGACAAGTTATTTCCGAAAGACCCCCTTGATTTTACGGATGTTATAAAGCCGAAAGCTTCCTCGTCAGGAGGAAACAGGACACTAAGTGATGAGAGGTCTTTTAATTTTTCCAGAAGAGGCGGCAGTGGTAGCCCTACAACAACAACAATACAAACTAACAGGCCAGAAAGCTCGTACAAACCAACGAAAGCATAAGAGGACGATAACATGGCAGGACTATTAAATTCATTACAAGACACAATAGAAGCCAAGAAGCAAACCAATAAGGGAAGTCTCGAACAGCTCAAGGAATTGGCTGTAGCTAAGCTTGGTAAAGTGTATGGGCAACAAGCAAGTACAGGTACATCTGCTCAGGCTGAAAAGAGAGCACAGGTGTTGGCTAGTGCTAATTTAGACAACGTAAACAAAGCCGTCCAGAATAAACAGCTCGACCAACAACGTAAGTTTGATGCAGCTCAACAAGAGACACGTCTTGCTGCTAAGGAAATGGATCAAAAACAAATACAATTGTATGAGAGCGTAGAGCAAATGAAATCAGAGCTTTACACACGTGCTGCTCAAAATGCCAGTAAGTTAAGTTTTAGAGAAAAAGAATCATTCCAACAACAAGCTATATTTATGGAAAAGCTCACAAACAAAAAATATCTAATGGAATTAAACAGCGTATGGACTAAGCAAAATTTACGAGATCAACAAACATTTGATATGGAATTACAACGTGCTATATTTGCAGATGAGTTTGAGCTATTAGAAGACGATATAGAATTTAGGACGTTATTAAATGCAGATGAAAGAGCATTTAGAATAGAGGAAGCTAATATAAATAACGCATTAGCTGAACAGCTCCTTGGTCTTGAAATGGAAGCTAACAAGTATGCAGGTATTGTGAAAGGCACTACACAAATCGCTAAATCTGGTATACAATACTATACAAGTCAAGCAGGAACACCAGAAGGAGATGCTGTGGAAAATCCATATGGAAACTACGTACAATCTGAAAGAGATACAGGACTAACAGGAAACTATAGCTGGGACAGCCCTGTTCCTACGTTTGGAAAGGAATAACACATGGCCATCAATCCTACATTATTACAACCACCTGCGGATGACGAACAATCGGCTACAATTCAATCAACAATTGGTGGAATGCAGCCGGGAGCTTTCAACACAGGACAATTACAACAAGCAGCAGGTAAATTAGCTGAGCAACAATCTGCTAAAACAACACAAACACTTGCACAACAAGGGGAAGAAGATTTACAGCAGCAAGCTCGTTCGTATGAAATACGTCAACAAGAAGCTGGAATGAATCTTAAAGAAAGGCAATTACGCTTAAACGAAGTGAAATTTAAAAATGACCAAGAGCTTAGGAAGCTAGAAGGCGTAATTAATTCAGAAGCATTCAGCAGAGAAATGAAAATTAATTATGACAATTTAGGAAGAGCTGCATTGAACGAAAAACAATTGTTGGATGTAGCCATACTTCAAGCAAGAAGTGAGCAAGACTTAGTGCAGTTTAAAATTAAGGCTGAAGCTATGCACAAACGTAGGTTGCAAATTTTACAACAATCGTATAAAGTGTTAGTGCAACAGACGAAACAGAATTTTGAATCTAGTGAACAGGAAAAAGACCAAGCTATGAAAGCAGAACTAGCAAGAATTAAGGCAGCTTATGATAAGAAAGTGGCTGAAGCTAAAGCTAAATCTTCTAAACTCGGCTCTATAATATCAGGTGTCTTCACTGTAGGCGGGGCCATTATTGGTGGTATTTATTCCTTTGGTGCGGGTGCTCCTGCTGGAGCCGCAGCAGGGGGAATGATAGGAAGTCAAGTAGGTGGATTAGTGAGTTCAGCAGCACAAGACGAAGGGATATAATAAAATGGCATTTACTAAAGAGTATTTAGAGCGAAAACGAAAGAGTGACGAGCAGATACGAAAAGGAAGAGAAGAGGCTAAACGTAAAGGAATTCCTTCTAAGTATGAGCGCATGTACCATCCTAACAAGGCAGAGGAACAAGCAGACGACAACTCGCCTAGTTTTGTGGATAAAGCACTAGAGTGGATAAAAGGCAATCCAACGGACAATAGTTTTCTTGGAAGTACCTCAGACGAATTAGTAGCGTCAGAGGCAGCTAAAAAAGAAGAGATACAGGAAGCAAAAGCTTTACAAACAGGAGACGATACTGTCACAGAAAAACGTGCTCCTGTGTTGGAAGATGTAACTGCCCCTTGGGAGGTTCCAGAAGAAGAACCAGCACTAGCTCCTTCTGTTGAAGAAGACAAAAGAGATGTGGAGGTTACACCTACTATCAGAAGTTTGGAAGATGTATTCAAAGCTTCTATATCTCGTCCCGAGGCTCCAAAGCGAAGCGGAGAACTTGAGCTTGTTGATGCTGAAGGCAAGCCAGTAGTACAAAAATATGGCAATTTAGTAGAGGCAAACAAACAACTAAATAAATGGATATTTAGCCAAGTAGGTGCTATTGATAAAAAAGAACAAGCAGGAATAAATAGCGCTGTAGCAAGACTAGATAATAAGTTTGCAGCATACAAACAAAAAATAGCAAGCTTGACAGGACAAGCTGATAGAGAGAGCAAAAATCTCGCTATGGGTATGCTATTAGAAGGTATTGTAGATGGACTTGGAATGATTGCTGTTGCTGCTACAACAAAAGGACGAGCAGAGTATTCCAAAGGTAAGGGTGTAAATTGGGACATGTTGAATGCTCAAATTGATAAACGTATGAAAAATCAAATGGCTGTTCTTGATGCTCAATTCAACTTCGACCAAAATGTAGTTAAAGATGAGATATTACAAGCTAAATACAACGCCAAGGCTGAACGAGACAGAGTGGCAATGATGGCAGGTGGAGCACAAAGACAGATAAGTACACAAGAGAGAGATATAGCAGATAAGGAAGCTAAGTTACAAAAATATAAAGAGATGTGGTTTGGTGTGCAAAAAGAAGACCAACTACGCAAGGAGGCAGCGGCTAAGGAAAATAGAGCATTCGAGCTTCAGGAGAAAGAGCAACGGCTTAAATACGCTGATAAAGAAGAAGAAAGAAAAGCTAAAGCACAAAGACAACAATTGGCTATTGATGCAAAATCCCTTGAAGGTACAAAAAACAGAGCGTTGAAAGAGCGTATGCAACGCACTGCACAAGCGTTCGAAGCTGTACAAAGTGAACTAAATAGAATGAACAAAATAGACTTGACCACTATGAATATTGAAAGTAGACGAGAATTCCAACAAGAGCGTATGAAATTTGAAGCTGAACAAAACAGATTAGAGAGAGAGTTGAGAACGGACATGCTTGCTGCTAGATTAGAAAACAGTAGAGTGCTGCGGCGATTATCTATTAAGCAAAAAGAATTTGACAGAGCAGCTAAAACAATGTCCGAGGATAAAAGGATAGCTGCACAAAAAGAACTAAAACAACTAGAAGCAGAGGCCCAAAAAGAAATAATGAGAGAAGAAAAACGTCTAAATAACATGTATGGAAACGCCTCTACAAGCACACAATTAGCTAGTCAGAAATTTGGCTATAAAATGGGTCAAGATAGAGAAAAGAAGCAAGGAGAGCGGCTAGGGCTAGGAAGCCTTCTGGTTGAAATAGGCTCCAATCCTGATGCATCATCTAAGCAAGTATCACTACCAGCAGGAAGGCAGATTGAAAAATTCCCTAATGCACTTAATGCTCTACCAGCAGATATTCGGACAGCTATATCAGAGGCTATAGGATTATTAAAATCATCTGAAGGTACATCATTCATGGGCAAGATATTTAACAGTGGTGATAGAGAAAAGGCACAGAAAGCAGTGAAAGAAATAGGAGAGGCTATATCCTCCGGCAAACCTATCATCTCAGGAAAAAACGCTGGTAAGGACAGGAAGAAGTATAGAGACGCAGGATATGTTATAATTAATATTTAATCTGGAGCCTATTGACAATGGAAAACCAATCAAGTAAAATGAGAACATCCACCCCCCAAGAGGCAGGTAGTTCAATGGCAACGCCTGTCTCTTCCCCCTATACACAAACATCAAGTTACGATGGTAATGAAACATTTGATGTAAGAAGCGTGATTGAACGCTTGCGTTCTTCTCCATCCGCAACATCAGAGGAAGAATATGTCGCCCCGACTGCTGAAGATACACAAGAAGAAGATGGTTATGATATTGGGTCGCTGATACGTTCTCTACGTCCTTCGACGGGTTTACGAGATGCCCTACCTTCTGTGACAGAGTCTGTGTCAACAGGAGCGGAAGAAGAGTATTACGCAAGTGATGAGGGAATGAAAGGGCATATTGTAGCCACTATCCGTCCTGAGGAAATAGAAGATATTGCAGCAAAATATGGAGTAGAAGAGGCTCCATTGCGTGGGTATTTGGACTGGGTAGGAGGTACAATATATGGCGAGGATATGGATGTGACGACACAGGCTGGTAGTTTGTTACAAGAAAGCTTACTTCTAGGACTTCCCGGATGGCTACGTAAGAAATTTGAAGACGACGACACAGAAAAAGCTATGGACGAAGTGAGAGACTTAGTACGTTCAAGACAAGGAATAGCTCGTACAGCTCTTGATATAGGAACTGGTGTAGCAGCAGCGGTTCTTACAGGTGGCGGAACAGCCCTGTTGAAAGTGGGGGCATCGGCTGTCTCTAAAACAGCAGCAGCTAAAATAGCTCAGTCTACAGCAAAATCCGTTGTAGCAAAGAACGCAGCAGAGACAAGTTTAACAGCCATTCTGACAACAACAGCAAAGCAAGGTGCTATATATGGAGGCTTGTCTGGACTTGCAGAGTCTGAATCAGATAGTGAATTTTCTGGAATAGCAAAAGGAGCAGCACTTGGTGTTGCGGCAGGTATGGCTCTTCAAGGAATTGTACGAGGCGGTACAGCTACTTATAAACACATAACAGCTAATAGAAAAAAAGTGGAACAGGAGGTGGCGGATGCCTTAGCTCCTGTACAAGATGACATACTTGATGCACACGTGCAAATGTATGGTGATGTAGAGTCTAAAATTGTCGACGCAATGCAAACACCTTATGTTATATTACCCGACGAAGCACTAGATGCAATGGCAATACGACCTACAACATATCTTCTGTCTTTTGCTGACGCCTCTCCTGCCTTCTTTAATGGAGCAGTTTCATCTATTTTTCCCATACGTTTAAGCCGTATTGCCATTGC